CGGGATGAAGTGTACCAGTTTGCACAGTCTGCAAGCCACACTAACTTTGGTTAACCTTACCCGCGTACGGCCTAGTACCAACTATGGTCCGACCAGAAGCAGAGAAGCTCATCCAGCGTGCTAGCGCGGGTGAGCGGTTGACAACCGCCGACAGGCGATATTGCATATCGTATTTGACGGCAACTCGGCCCGAACTGTCCAACATCGCGATGGGAGACATCTTCGGCGTAACCGAAGCAGCCATTCGGTTGGACCTCAAAAAGATTCGAGAGGACAAGGCGAAGTTGATCCGCGAGGATGACATCGGTCTCGTCATCGCTGACATCGCCCTTACGTTCGAGCGCCAGGTGCAGGACATCGAGCGCAGCAAGAACAAGTCTCAGATCGGAAGCAGAACCTACCTTGAACATTGCCGCGCCATCGCGCGAATGCAGGTTGAACGAGTTCAGCTTCTGCAAGAGCTAGGATTCTATCCAAAGAATCTAGGAAACATGACCGTAAACAAGTTTGAGTATCGAGCGGTCGTCACCAAAGACGGCTCCGTCGATACCCGCAGAGTAGACATGGGAGACGTGATTGAGGTGGCGGTTGAAGAACCAAAGCAACTCATGGCTCCTGCTACTTCCGTTGAGTTTGACGACAACGGAAATGAAGAAGGTGACGAATGAAGCCAGTAGATCAACCTGATGGTTGTGTGAAGGATTGCCACGAGGTTCTACCGACTGTCATTCTTCCAAACGGCGGCACCATTGACACCGAGCGGTGGCTGTGGGTTCGTGAACGCAACGCCGACACCGAGTATCCAAGAGATCCGCTACGCCTGTAGGCAGGTTATATACGTAAACCCGACGTTCGGGTAAGCATACGCCGCCTCTTCACCGGGGCGGCGTTTCATTTTCTATACACCACGACCTTATGAGCACAACTCCAACACCCACCCCAGTAATTTCGATTGTAGACGCTATCACAAGCGTTGAGCAGTCAGACTCCAACTACCAGAAAGCGGTAGCGCAGACCGATGCAGATCAAGCTCTGGCCGACGCCGCTCAGAAAAAAGCCGACGATGCAAAGTCGGTTGTAGATACCGATAAGGTTGGTCAGAAGACCGCTGCTCTAGCTCGTAACGCTGCGTTGAATGACGCTATCGCGGTGTTCCAGGCGAACCTGATTCCAGTAGAGAACTGAAATTGAAACCTTAGACACCGACAGAGGGTAAGGTGTCGGGCTGTGTTTAGCAGCTTTATTACGCGCTTCGGCGCTACCCTCCCAAATTTCCTTATGACCATCCGGCAGATCAGGCGTCTGATTCCATTCTGGCAGGAGGTGTTAAACCTTCGAGAGTGGAAGATAACCATAAGATTCGGAACTGACGAAGAGATGGTTGACTCATTGGGGTTGAACTATTACTCCGTCGAAGAGCTTCAATCAACAATCCTAATAGCTCGCGGTGAAGGCGAAGAGACGGTAGTGCACGAGCTTCTACACCTGGTGCTGGACGGTCACAAGACGTATGACGGTATGTACGATCCGATGCACGAACGTAGCATAAACAGATTGGCCGCTGCACTGGTCAAACTGAAGAGTATAGCCAATGCCTAGATCGAAACCTCCAGCAAACTTTTATCGAGAATCGAAAGTTCTTGCTGAACGAACTGTTATCAAGCCTGTAACGTTGAGACTACCTCCGTTGCATCCCCGTCAGTTCGAGCTAGTTAATGCGCTGGACGCTAATCCAGCCCTCCGCTTTATCTGCGGAGCGTGCGGCACAAAATTTGGTGCCTCAGCCCCGCTCAACATGGTGTAGAGACTACGCTGTGTTGGTGCGGGGCTGGGGTACCCCCCCAAAGCAAGACCTACGGAAGCACAATCGCCATCGTACAACGCGCTTGGAGAGAACAAGACTCTCTGAACTGGTGGATTGCTCCAACGTTCGCGCAGAGCAAGATGGCGTATGGCCTAGTGAAGCGCCTGCTACCGCGAGAAACGTACATTGAGTATAAAGCAGACCTTCGCATTGCACTTCTCCGTCCAGACGGCGACGAGCACAGCGTAATCGAGTTCAAATCCGGCGACAACGACGACTCCTTGCGAGGATTCGGAGTCAACTTCTTCGTTATGGACGAGGCGGCTCGTTGCAAGTACGAGTCGGCCGTATCAGTGATGACAACTGTCACGCAGACTATGGGAAAAGGGATATTCATCTCTACACCCTACGCCCGCAACTGGTTTTATGAGTGGTATCAGCGTGGCGAGAAGTTCTTTGAGGACGGCTCACCAAAGTATGCGTCACCTGAAGAAGACGAGTGGAAACAGTGGTTCTCCATTCGGATGCCCACCTGGACTAACCCCCACGTACCGCTAGAGTCTATACGGCACATGCGGCAGAATCTCCCCGAGGATGTATTCCGCCAAGAAGTTGCGGCGCAATTCCTTGAAGACTCTGCTGGTGTATTTAGAGGCGTGCGGGATTGTGTAAAAGGTGTTCTACAGCCGTTCACAGCAGGACACCGATACGTTATGGGGGTGGATCTGGCGAAGCTAAAGGACTATACAGTCCTGACTGTGATGGACGTAAACACAAAGCACGTCGTCTATCACGAACGCTTCAACAAGATCAGTTGGAAGCACAGTACCACAAGATCATCGACATCTCTCGTCGTTATCGAGCGATGGCTGTAATGGACTCTACAGGTATTGGAGACCCAATCGTAGAGACTATTCAATCAGCAGGTATCCACGTTGAGCCGTACAAGATTAGCGGCCCAACAGCTAAACAGCAGTTGATTGAGAAGCTGAAGATCAATATCGAGCAACAGAGAATATCGTTTCCAGACATTCCTGTTCTTCGTAGAGAACTTCAGAGCTACGAATACAGACTCAGCGAGAGCGGCGCTATCAAATACTCCGCTCCATCAGGGCAGCACGACGACTGTGTGATCTCTTTGGCCTTGGCTAATTGGGCGGTTTCCGCCGAGCCTTGGGTATATCGGTACAGCCAAGTCAGAGGAGTATAAATGGCGTTCAAAAAAGTATTTATTGTGCTGTTTATGGTCGTCATTGGTTTGACGGCATCTACAACCACTGTTAGTCAAACAGTGAAAGGACCTGACGGAACTGTGGCCTCTGGTCAGGTATTGATTAGAATCACTAATGCGTGTGTATCAGGGTCTGACTACGTAGGGGATAAGACCATCAGCGTGAAAGTCACTGATGGAGCGTTTTCAGTTGCTCTAGTTCCTAATGACACTTGCACTATAGTCGGAACGTCGGCATTGGCTTGGTCATCGTCACAGCCATATAATAGAGGTGACAAAGTTGCGTACGCTTCTAAAACGTATGTAGCTAAGGAAATGAACAGCAACACACAACCGGACCAAAACCCAGGTGTGTGGGCTGTTGTATCAACCAGCTACACAGTGTCGTGGATACTACGTAGCGGTACGCAGTGGTATGAGACGTGGGTTGTTCCTACATCGAATACTCCTGTTTCGATTTCTGACGTAAAAGTCGGACAAGGCACTCTTCCTGTTTTACCGATTATGGGTCCGGTAGGTTCAACTGGTCCACAAGGTCCTGCTGGTCCTATCGGCGCAACTGGACCCCAAGGACCAGTTGGTCCGACAGGCGCAACAGGAGCTACCGGTTCCACTGGCCCTGTAGGGCCTACTGGTCCGGTAGGTTCAACTGGTCCACAAGGTCCTGCTGGTCCTATCGGCGGGACGAATGGTCAATACATTTTCAACAACAGCGGGGTAGCGGGTGGAAAGACGCCGAACGCGGCGAACGGGCCATTGCAGCTTGACGGATCGGGCAACGCAGTGATCGGGACTAAGGTGCTGCTTTCGCCGACGACGGGACTCGACACGACCAGCTACATCGGCAACATCCTGCTTTCCGGGCTGACGGGTGTTTCGACGTGGACCGCTGGCGTGCCGGGCGTCGTAGCTGGGACGGCGACCGACTGTGTGAAGGTCAACGGGACATCCGGGGCATGCGGCACTACGACGGGCACTCAGGCTGTCAAGATCACGAACTTCGACACGTTCGCGGGTACTTGCTCGACCGACACAACCACCTCGCCGGGAACGTCCTGCACGGCATCCAGAGTGTGCGGATGGAATGGTAGCGCGGCGGCTCCGTGCAGCACGGTGACTCACGGGTTCAGCTTGCAGTCTAAAGACGTACCCCAAATCTTGGGGAGCGACCTGGGTGGCAATGAGTTCGGGTCCCTAAGCACGTCCATCGAAATTAAATCAGTCGCCGCTGGATACTACAGCTCCATCACGACTGGTACCGCATCTTCTGGCAGCACTGCGCTGACCGTGGCAAGCGGGACAGGCATTGCCGTGGGTCAGGAAGTGTCCGCGTCCGGCATCACTGCAGGCACTACAGTATCTGCCATCTCCGGCACGTCTGTAACGCTCTCAGCCGTCACAACCGCCGCCCTTTCGTCCACTGCTGTGGCATTTCTGACGCTGGATGGCAATACCTCCACTGCGACATTTAACGGGGACGCAGCGGGAAGCTACCGCGCTTTCAACGGCAACATGGGGGGGAACGGTTTAAACGGGATCAACGGGAGCAACGGTGCGGCTGCCACGATTGCGGTCGGCACTGTAACGACCGGGGCGGCAGGAAGCAGTGCGTCGGTTTCCAATGTCGGAACTTCTTCGGCGGCGGTCTTTAACATCACGATCCCTCGCGGCGATACCGGAGCGACCGGGCCGGGCACCGGAGACGTGCTGACGAACGGAACCAACACTTACACGTCCTCTGCTGTCAATGACGCCAGGGCCGCTGCGCACACGCTGCCGTCCAAAACCGGACTCGCGGCCAGCAGACCAGCCACCTGCACGGTTGGCGAAGAGTACTTCGCGTCGGACAGCGCGGCTGGTCAGAACAAGTGGTACTGCACCGCTACGAACACATGGACCCAGCAACTCAATTCCGGCAGCAGCGCCATTACCGAAAACGTCTGGATACCGTTTGCGGCGGCGTTCAACGGAGGCACATCCGGCGTCAACCTTGCCCACTTCGGCACAGGCGGTACACAAAGCCCCGTGGTTGGCAAGGGCACTGAATGGGGCGATTCTTATATCGCTTTCGGGCATACAGGCACTGCCGAGCGCATGTATGTGCCGACCGTTCTACATGACAACTGGTCTGGTACGGTCGCGGTCACGATTGAGACGTTCGGGGGGAGTGCCACGGGCAATGCGTATGTGACCTTGGGTTATTCGTGCGTGGCGGCTGGGACCGACGAGTCGGGGGTGTCATTCACTGCCCTCACTCCAGCCACGGCGGCCTACGCGGGAGCATTCAAACGCGTGGTGGTTTCGTTCACCTCTATCACGTTGACGGGCTGTTCTGCTGGGCAGTACTTGATCTGGAGAGTCGGTCGCGATAGCTCCAATGCCGCCGACACCATGAGCGGCAGCTTGAACATGAAGGGATTGGTGTTCAAGTATGCGCACAACTAGGTCCGACACCGCCAATCCTTGGCATCTCACGCGCCGCGGGGTTATCGGCGGAGCGATCGGGGCGGTTACCGCTAGCCGCGCCAGCGGTGCGATCTCATCGGCGTTTTGGTCCCGCAGCGGAGCATCGTACGTTCACACGGGCGGTGTCTTTTCATCAACGTTCTCCACCACTTCGGAGATGAGCGACACGGCATTGAGCGCTGGATCTGCCGGTGTCACGATCACGCTTGGCGCAACCGCTTCCATCTACGAGCAGTTACAGGACGGGCTGATTCGACAGATCAACTTACACGTCAAGACGGCGGGCACTGGGTGGAAACTCAAGGTTTACGCGCAGGACTCGGGATTCACTACGTACACGCTGGTTTCGGAATCGGCGGCCTTCACTGTTGGCGGCACCGGAACGCAGACAATAACGCTTCCCTCTCCGATCGCCTGTGGCGTCGGGAACGTCGTCGGCCTGTTTATCCCGCACGGCTGCGCGTTGTGGGCTGGCCCTTACACCAGTCAGGCGAATTCAATCGGGTACAAGGCGGGGGATGCGGGCAGTATCACGGCGGTCGATGGCTCTGTCAGCAACCTAAAGCCGGGGGTCGAGACGCTTGGCGATCCGCCGTTTCTCGTCGTGACGGGAGACTCGATCAGCGCCGGCCACACGCTGTACAACTCGATCAACAATGAGGGTGGAGCGGGAGACGTCAGGTCCCAAATCGCATATCAAATTCAACAGATCATTGGCCCGAGCTTTCAATATCAAAACTGGGGAAAAGGCTCTAAGCCGATGTCTTGGGTGAACACCGCGGCAATGAATCCGCTCGTTCAACCAGCAAATCCGATTGCGATCCTGATCCACGCAGGAATCAACGACATCGTTCTAGGGCCTAGTAGCGGGTTTCCCACCATCACGGACGTCATTGCGGACACGATGGCGGCGCTTGACGGGATCAAGGCCAAGATGTTTACCTGGCAGCACCTGTTCCTGGACGAAGTGTTGCCGGATGCGTCCGTCAGTTCGTCCGACATCGCGGCGATGAATGCGGCGATTGCGTCGTGGGCAGCGTCGAACGGCGCAACGTTGATCCGTGTTCACGACTTGATGGGTTCCCCTGTTGGAAGCAACACGATCAATCCGGCATGGACGACGGACGGCCTACACCCCAATATTGCCGGGTACGCGCAGTTGGCAGCCGTTCAGGCGAAGGCGATCAGTGCGCAATATAAAAAGCTTTTTCCGGGTCCGTAGGTAACGAAGCTATGGCGCTTTCGATGCCAAAAGCGAGAAACAAACAATGGGATTCGTAACGAGGAAATCGTGGCTTGACTGCGTAGGCAGAGTCTGTAAAGTTAATGTCTGACATTTCTATCATTATTCCTCATCGTGGAAATGCGTTAGGTCTTTGGGCCACGATTCATAGCTGTGAAAACGATCTACAGCGCTCGTCTCTCGACTACAACTACGTGATCGTCAGCAACGGCGAGGAGTTGGGTCCAGAGACCAGCGCTATATTGAAAAGCCTAGGAAATAGCGGGCGTCTGCTCAAGCATGAGCATTCAGATGAATCGCTAAGCCCTCCAAAGGCTAGGGAAATAGGAGCGCAGATTGCTGATGGTGCGTTGCTGTTTTTCTTCGACAATCACTGCCTCGTAGCATCACAATATTTCGACAGAGCCATCCTGGACTTCGAGAATCGTGACATTGACATTCTACACGCTACGACTCAGTTCTATACAGGGGGTGAGACGAACTACCACTACCGCTTGAAGCTTGACTACAACTTTTGGGCTGAGTATTCGACATACCCAACCATGCCACATAAACCGTATCAGATAGCAGCGTGTGGTCATGGAGCTTTCGCAGTTCGTAAGAGTGTATGGAACGACATCGGAGGGTACGGACCGTCATCGTTGCTTAGAGGCTACGGCGGCGAAGAGATGATTTTCAATCTGAAGGCTGGTCTGCTGGGTAAAAAAACCTTTCTTGACCCAAAGCTTGGGCATTATCACTTCAATGGCTTCCGAGGATACCTTAGACACTACACCGACGAATACTACACCAACCTAATGGTGTCGGCGCATGTGATCGGCGGCGAGAAGTGGCTATACAAGGTATACGAAAGCTTTTCAACTGGCGGCAAGCATCTCCGCATGAAAAGCGAGCGCAGCATGTACGACTTGATGGTAGATGCGTACGAACGTAGCAAAGAGTATGCGCAGGATGTAGCGTCTAGAGCTTCTGAAAGCCTGGATGAGATGTTGCTGCGCTACCGAATCTCCGACGTAGCGATGTAAATCTGATGCCAATTACAAAAATGATCCCGTTGGACGACTTCGGCGTTCCTGAATCTCCTCCAGACTCTCAAGAACTCAAGCGTCTACGCAAGAAAAATCCAGTGTATGAGGAGTTTGCCCCGCGCTGGAACTTCTATCTATCTGCGTATGAGGGCGGTGAGGAATTCGCAAATCGGGTTAATCTGTTCCGACACGCACGAGAGAACGAGCGCGACTTCAACGACCGCTGCGACCGCGTACACAACATGAACTACTGCGAGTCGCTGGTGGACTTCTTCACCAACTTCATCTTCGCAGAGTCCATCGACCGGGATGGCGGTTCGAATAAAGACTGGTATCGAGACTTTGTAAAGGACGTGAACAAGAAGAAGGAGTCTATCGACGCCTTCATGCGGCAGGTGTCGGACGACTCACAAATCTTCGGGATGTCGTACATCCTGGTTGATTCACCTCCACTTCCACAGAGCGACGATCCCAATGCTGTATTCACTAAGCAGGATGAGTTGTCGCTTGGTATTCGGCCGTACTGGGTTCTGATCAAGCCCGACGAGATCATAGACTGGGTAGTGGATGATTTCGGCGCTCTTACGTACGCCAAGCGTCTACAATTTGTAACCGAGACTACGTTTGACGGCTACATTATAAGCGTCGAAAAGTACACTGAGTTCTTTCCAGACCGCTACACGATCACCAAGGTAGATGTCACCGACAAAGGAAAGCCGGTGGTTCTGCCAAAGGAAACATTCGACAACAATCTTGGCCTAGTGCCTATCGTTGTTGCGCGGTACAAACGAAGCAAGCGTGTCCCGTTCATGGGTCTTTCGTTCCTCCGTGACTTTGCCGGAAACCAGCGAGAGATTATGAACCTCACCAGCCTGTTGCAGGAGTTCTTGTACAGGCAGTGCTTCAACATGCTCGCCAAGGAAGTAGAGTCTAACATCCCGCTCAAGGAGCAGGAGGACGGTGTACAAGGCACATCCAACGTGATGGAATATCCGAAAGGAGCGAAAGCCCCTCAGTATATTTCACCACCCGCTGATCCAGCCAAGTTCATCCAGGATGAGCGGCAGCGCGTTAAGAATGAAATGTTCTTGCGTGCCTCTCAGGATGCTATCAACGAATTGTTCAACGGCGAGAAGTCTAGTGGCTTCGCGCAGGCGCAGTCGTTCTACAAGACAGTGCCATTCATCTCTAGCCGCGCAGACATGCTAGAGGCTATTGAGAACCAGTTGATGAGCATCACATTGATGATGCTTGGCAAAACGTGGGACGGCAAAGTCAAGTACAAGGATAGGTACGAACTAACGAATCTTACAGACGCGTTGACACAGTTCCAGATCTTGACAAGAGATCTTCAAGTCACGTCAGAGGAATTCGTTAAGACAGAGCTAAAGCGATTTGTACACGAGTTCGACGGTAAATTACCTGTCGAGCTTCAGTCTCAAATCGACAAGCAGATTGACGCTATCAACTTCACCGAGTGGGTTCAGATCCAGAAGGAAGCGTTGATAGGCGGCGGCAATTCTCCTGGGTCTCAGCAGAAATCCAAGGACACGATGACCACAACTGAGCACGCGAAGGAAGCGAAAGTTTCTACTTCGTCCACGGTCAAAGTAAAGCAGTAGACACTACACACACGTTAATAGGAGACATCATATGGCTCGTGGCACTAATGCGGCCGGTCGCGTCAACGACCCAATCTCTGTTCTGAAGCCGAACAACACAGCGGCATCAAACCAGGTGCGGTTTAAGAACGCCGGTTCTGATAGCAAGACGAACACGCCTTCTGTAGGTCACGCCCGCGTAGGACCGAATACGCAAGGCACTGGCAGGGAGGGTGTTCCATCGGCGATAGCGCTGTCTGGTAAGCGAAAGACTAACCTCAAGCTTCCAGCAAACTACTAAAGCATCAATAAAGTTCGCAGTACAACGACGGTCGGTTAACCCGCTGACCGTCGTTTCAATTTTTAGGGCGCAAAGGACATTAGAAAACTACATGGTAACTGAGACCAAAACTCAGGCTCGTTTTAATACACAGCTTGTAGACGTAAAGGCTCCTCGTGAGGGAGAAGCACAAGACGACGGCAAACCCGTCAAGGTGACGTTCGATGAGGCGCAGCAGAAGCGCGTCGATGAACTGATCCGTGAGGCGCAAGGCCGATCCGCGCGAGACGTGCGCCAGGAGCTAGAGACTACGAAGGCAACTTTGACCAGTCTCCAGCAAGAACTGGAAGCCGCCAAAGCGCTATCCAAGTCTGGTACTGCCTCTGAGCGCAAGGAAGCCAAAGACGACGCATCAGCTTTACAGGCGCAGATTGATGAAATCAAGCGTGCTGGTGAATCGACGAAAGCGGAGTTGGAGCGTGCGCGGCAGGCGATGATCGCAAAGGACAAAGAACTGAACAGTGTTCGTGAGTCCGAGCTAAACACTCGCAAGCGCGTTGCGATCCAGGGTTCTGCTAGCAAGCTGGGGTTCGTTGATCTGGACGATGTGATGGCTCTCACTGAGCGTAACATTCAGTGGGACTCTGACAAAGGTAAATGGATCGTGATGGGTGACGGTGGTGTTCCTCGTGTGAACTCGGCTTACGAGCCGATGGGCCTTGATGAATACTACGCAGACGTTGCTTCCAAGAAACCTTGGCTTGTCAGAAGCGACACCAAAGGCGGCACTGGGTCTACCGAAGCCAGCCGCTCCTCGCTAAACAACGGTCGATACGCCGTTGAGCAGATATTCGGGCAGAAAAGCGACCCCTCGCTAGCTAACAAGCTCGCCAAAGATAACCCTGCTGAATATCGTCGCCTAAAGCAGGTGGCTCGCGAGGCTAAGTTGATTAGTTGGTAGCAGAGTCTAAGGTATGCACGCGGTGCGGGCGCTGCTTGCCGATTGATGCCTTTTACAAACGTGAGAAGGGGAAACGTCAGTCACACTGCAAGCAGTGTCGTCTCACGGCTAGCAAACAGAAATATACCAACGATCCTAAAGTGCGCGAGCGAGTGAAGGCTTGCTCTAAACAGTGGACCCGCAACATAAAGGCTGCTGTGATCGACGCATATGGAGGGTGTTGCGTGTGTTGCCGAGAGACGATTCCTGAGTTCTTGACGATTGATCACAAGAATGAAGACGGAGCAGCACGAAGGCGCAACGGCGAGAGGATGGGCGCGGCGTTGTATTCCAAGTTGAAACAAGCTGGATACCCGAAAGATGAGTATCAGTTGTTGTGCTTCAACTGTAATGCCGCTAAGTATCTTTTCGGGTCATGCCCTCATAAGCACCACTAGACACCATCTCAACGACGGTGTTGTCCTACCACAATTATAAGGAGTAATACAATTTATGGCCGTAACAGCAATAGCCGATATCGTCAATCCAGAAGTTCTGGCCGACCAGATCTCGGCAAAATTCCCTGACCAACTCGTCCTGGGAAACAGCAGCTTGGTTGAGGTGGACAGCACCTTCCCACTAGGCTCACCTGGTACTATCTTCAGCCTTCCTTTCTGGAAGCGCATTGGCGCGTTTGGATCAATGAGTGAGGGTACCTCTCTCACTCCTGGTAAGGTACAGGCGTCTAAAGAGTACGCTATTGTCCAGCGTGGTGGAGCCGCGTACGAGGTTTATGACACTGCCCAGTTGGTGTCGAAGGCCGACCCTGTTAGCGAGATTGCTACGCAGATTGGCCGACGCGCGGCTGAGTACATCGACAACGCCCTAGTTGTTGA